TAGCTAACTATAAGGCAGTACTTGACAGAGACTTAAAGATACGTTCTAAGGTCTCGTTCAAGATAGCACAGAAAATTGTCTCAGCCAAAGTGCAACTAGAGAACTCTATCTCGTTCACTGGAAAGACCGTTGCTTTCATTACTCTTCTTGGTGCAAGGTTTGCAGCCATGGTTTACAAAACCGGCTGTACCGTAACCTCCTTCATGGAAAGGACACTTGATAAAGCTATTTCGCTTTTTCGACCAGGCGCTCAGACGAGGAGCGCGAAATCCCACTCGTCTTTCGCACTCCGCGCCCAATGCACTCTGTACGCAACATTGAAGTTTTTGCGACGCCATGGCAAGACTTTGACACGTATAGCAATTCTCACGTGTTCACTCAGTCTAATATGCCTGGGATTCAGCTCACTGGTTCCCATGACTACCACGGCCAGCGCGATAACAATTTGGCGTCTGCTATCAATGGGCGTGTCCTACTTGAACTTGAACAGAGAAAGTCTGTTGAGGTTCTGGACCCCGTCCTACTTGATAATTTCTTCAGTTCTGTAGACATATATCTTAATCCGGTCAATATAACATGGCCTGATTATATCTCAGAACGCCCTAAATACAGTTGTTACAAGGACACCGAATTTGAAGCTCTCGAGTTCGAGGCCTACCCGGACCTAACATTTGATCTTCTTCAGAAGCCAGAGTTAGGGAAGGTTGGCAAACCTGAGCGATTAATTTTCTCACCCTCTCTACGAGAGAGGGCAGTTGCAGGCTACTTAGTAGCTCATTTTGAACAAGCTTTATTTGACGCACCCTTCCTCGTGAAAGGCTCAAATGTCGAGCAAAAGAAGGCCACTATGGCCCGATTTGTTGAAGATCACAAATGCATGGAATTTTATGGCACTGACTACAAAAGTAATGATATCACACAAGATAAACTTGCTTATCAGTTCTATTCAGCTATTTGTGAACGATACCTTGAGCCCATGATGTTGGAGATCCTAAAGACGCACTGCAACGTCAAAGCCTCGTCGAAATCGTATGTACTTAAGTTCACACGTTTCGTCCTATTTTCTGGGGTGGCGTATACCTCAATATTTAACTCATTGTGGAACGCCTTCCTCATCACCCAAGCAAGCCCAACATCCACCCTTCGCGACATGCTCGTCGAAGGTGATGACGCCCTCGTTGCATCGCACGAAGAGCCCATTTGGCAGTCATTCACCGAGCATGGAATGGTTGTTGAGGCGGAACATTTTCGGGATCCATATCAAATATGTTTTCTCTGGTACAAATACTCC